AAGCTGAATTAAAAAGAAACTCAATAGAGATTAACAAATTAGGCGAAAGACACAATCAGAAAGACTTAGCTGCAAAAGCTGTAGCCGAACAGAAAACAATTGAAGAATTTAGAGGTGAATTACTTGCTACTATCGCAAGTCAACCACTAGAAACTCCAAAAGACATCGGTTTAAGCAAAAAAGAAATGAAGAGATTTAGCCTAGTAAAAGGAATTAATGCACTAGCTAACCCTTCAGACAGAGCTGCTCAAAGAAATGCAGAATTTGAATTTGAATGTTCAGCTGCTGCTTCTGAAGCATATGGTAGAAATTCTCAAGGTCTTATGTTACCACCTGAGGTATTAAGAGATTGGAATCAAAGAGATTTGAATACAACTGATGATGCTGGTGCGGTAGGTCAAGACTTTAGAGGTGGAGATTTTATTGATGCATTAAGAAACTCTTCTTCTGTAATGTCAGCAGGTGCTACATTATTAAGAGGATTACAAGGTGATGTTAAAATACCTAAGAAAACTGGTGTTTCAACTGCAGCTTTCGTATCAAGCGAAGGAACTGCTGTTGCTGAGTCAGAAATGGCTATTGGTAGCGTCACAATGTCACCAAAGACTTTAGGTTGTTTTACAGATGTCACTAGACAACTTTTGACCCAAAGTTCTTTAGATGTTGAGAATCTTATCAGAAATGATATTGCACAAAGCATGGCTTTAGCTATTGATGCAGGTGCATTAGCAGGTTCAGGCTCTTCAGGTAACCCAACAGGTATCAAAAATACTTCAGGTATTAATACTGTAACATTTGCTGGTGCTAACCCTACATGGGCTGAAACAGTAAATATGGAAAGCCAAGTAGCAGTTGATAATGCTCTACTAGGTAACCTATCTTACATTATGAGAGCTGATGATTATGGTTCACTAAAAACAACTGAAAAGGCTACAGGCACAGCTCAGTTTGTTGTAGATAGAGATGGAAGAGTTAACAACTACGGTGTTGTTGTTTCTAACCAACCTACTGCTGGTGATCATTACTTTGGTAACTTCTCAGACTTATTGATTGGATTCTTTGGTGGTCTCGACATAATTGTTGACCCATACACGAATTCTTCTTCAGGTACTGTAAGGGTTGTTGGAATTCAAATGATAGATGTTGCTGTAAGAAATGCAGTATCATTCTGTCTAGGTAATGACGGATAATTTTTAATGGTATTAACCACTAAAAACGGTGGGGTGAAAAACCCCACCACTACTAATATGCATAAATATTTAATATTAAGAGACACTATAGCTAACAAACAAAGAGTTAGTGTTGGAGATATAGTTGAACTAGATCAAGCCCAAGGTTTTGATCTTGTAGCTAACAAAAAAGCAGAACTATACAAAGAAAAGCCAAAAGCAAAGAAAACAAACAGAAGCGTAGGCTTAAAAAAATCTGAAACTAAAGCAGTAAAGAAAAGAGCTAAAAAATAATGCCTATTGAGAGTTCAGCAGATTTTAACTCTTATGTTGACCCTAACGCTCATGGAGTGTCTGCTACATTCTTTGAAACACAAACAACTTTATGGGATGCGAGAACAGGTCTTATAGATACTTGGTTTGATATAGATACTGGGGATGCTTACCCTATAAATATTATTATAGATCAAGAATATTTTAGTATTGCAGGTGGCTCAGTGCCAGTAGATGGCTATCAACCAAGGGCAATTATTAAAGCCACAGATGCACCATATATAAATCATGGTGACAAAATACAAGTAAATGCCATAACTACTAACAATGGCAATACACTTGTACCACAAACATTATTTTTAATAAAAACAGTCATGCCTGATAATACAGGTTTAATTGAATTAGTTTTAGAGGAACAATAATGTCACAGTATATGCTAGAGACCGAAGAAGATATGTTGGCTTATTTTGATGTTGATTTTGGTCATGCTATTAATGCTACTTACATAAAAAGCGGTGTATCCACAGCTATAAAAATTATTTTAAATAGAGAATATGTAGAACAAGATGCAGGTATTGGTGTTGAAGCCACTAAACCCATTGCATATTGTAGAAGTATAGATGTTCCAAATGTTTCTCAAGGCGATTTGTTAAATGCAAGTGCAACTACAACTGTTGAGGGTGATATCTTAAAAGCTGCACAAAACTATACTATAATTGATGTGCAAAAAGACAGAACAGGTCTTACAGCTTTAATGTTAGAGGAAGCATAATGGCAAATCATATTAGACAACAAATTAGAGAATATTTTGGTACTAATTTAACTGGTTTATCTACAACTGGTTCTAATGTTTACGAATCAAGAGTCTATCCTATAGAAAACTCAAAATTACCAGCATTAGTTATATATACAAAGTCAGAAACATCAGAGCCAATTGTTATAGGTACTGATAGAGTTATGAGTAGAGAATTATCAGTTGTTGTTGAAGGTTATGCAAAAGCAACAAGCAATTTTGATGATACTATTGATACAATAAGCAAAGAAGTTGAAGAAGCTATAGCTGCAGATAGAACTTTAGGCGGTTTAGCTAAAGACACATATCTTGAATCAACTCAAATAGATTTTAACGCTGAAGGTGAGAAGCCACTTGGTTTTGTTTCTCTTACCTTTATAAGTAATTACTATGTCAAGGAAAAAAATCCTGATGTGGCAGTATAATAGGAGATAATTATGAAATTAATTAGTCCAAATGGTAAAGTTTCAATAATAGCTCATCCTTCAAAGGTTGAGTCATTGAAAAGCATGGGTTGGAAGGAAGAAGCAATCCAGTCGGAAGACAAAATCAAATCTTCTTCTAAGAAAAAGCCGAAAGGCGAGGTAAAAGAAAATGGCAACACATAAAGGAAGTGAAGGAACTGTTAAAGTCGGTTCTAATGCTGTAGCTGAAATTAAGTCTTACTCAATAGAAGAATCTGCTGATACTTTAGAAGATACTGCAATGGGTGATACTGCTAGAACTTATAAATCTTCTTTAACTTCTTTTTCAGGAAGTTTGGACGTATTTTGGGATGAAACTGACACTAATGGTCAAGGTGCTTTAACTATTGGCTCAGAAGTTACTCTCAATGTATATCCTGAAGGCGATGCAGCAGGTGATACTTATTATACAGGCACAGCTATTGTTACTGGTGTTTCAAGAAGTGCATCATTTGATGGATTGGTTGAAGCTAGTGTTTCTGTACAGGGTACAGGTGCTTTAACATCAACAACAGTATAAAGTTATGAAAATAATAGAAAAGGCTAAAGCTCATTTTGATTCTTTAGAAATCAAAGAGATAGAGATACCTGAATGGAGTGAAGGAGATAAGGTTCTTAAAATATATGCAAAGCCATTGACGTTAGCAGAAATGTCTAAGTTGCAAAGATATGCAAAAGACGATGATGTTGCATTAATGGCTTATTGCTTAATATATAAAGCCTTAGATTCTGAGGGTGAAAAAGTATTTGACCTTTCAGACAAACATGCACTTATGAATGGTGTTGATAAAGATGTACTTGCAAGAGTAGCAACTGAAATCATGTCTAGCCCAAGTGTAGAGCAACAAGCAAAAAAGTAGCAGAAGATAAGGACTTATTTGCTAAATATTATCTAGCTGAAATGTTGCATTGCACATTACAGGAACTAGAAGACAAAATGACCTTATCTGAGTACACTGGATGGATAGCTTACTTAGAAGAGAAAAATAGGCAAATGAAAAATGGCAACTGATTATAAATTTAGAATCACCGCACAGGATAAGACCAAAGGTGCATTTAATTCTGTAAATAAAAGCGTAAATGGCACACAAAAAGCCATGAAAAAACTTGCAGGTGCTTTTGCAGGTGCTTTTGCTGTTAGACAATTAGTCCAATTTGGCAATGAAGCACTACAAGTAGCAGATAGCATTGGTAAAGTTGCTGATTCTATTGGTGTAAGCACAAAATTCTTACAACAGTATCAATTTGCTGCACAACAAGCAGGACTTACTACTGAAGAGTTTAATAAAGGTATGCAGAACTTTACCAAGATGGTAGGTCAAGCACAACTTAGAACAACTGAAGCTGGTAGAACATTAGAAAAGCTAGGTGTACAAGTTAAAAATGCAGATGGAACTGTTAAAAATGCTGAAGAGGTATTTGTTGATTTATTTCATGCTTTAGATAATGTAGGAAGTCAATTTGAGAAAAATGCCATCTTGGCTGATCTTATGGGGAGAGCAGGTGTAAAACTTGCTGTAATGGGTAAAGATGGTGCAGAAGCTATGCAAGATCTAGCTGCATCAACTAGCGGTGTTTTTGATGAAGAGACTGTAAGAAGGGCTGAAGCATTTAACGATGCAATGAATAGATTGAAAAGACAGGTACTTGAGCCATTGCAAACTGCATTTATAAATACTGCAAATGCTATTTTAAGTTTTGCAGAAGCAATAGGATTAATTAAGCCTGATCTATTTACAAAATCTATGGATGAATTAAATACATCTTTAAATGTGCAAAATGCACTTATAGAAAAATATGAAAAAAATATAAAAAGATTTGGTGATATTCCTGAATTTAGAAGACCTTTAGAAACGGCAAAAGAGGAAAGGGCAAGATTAGAAGAATTTATAGGTAAAAAACAAAAACAACTAGATTTACAAAAAAAGATAAATCAAACTATTACAGATACACCAGTACAGCCTTTAGAAAAAGTTAATGCAATAGTTAAAGAAAATATAACAATAGTTAAATCTTTTGCAGATACGGTAGAAGGTCAACTTACAAATGCATTCACAGATTTCTTTGACTTAACAACTGAAAAATTTGGTGACTTTAAAGAATTGGCTACATCAGTTGCAAGAGCAGTTATTAATGAACTTATACAAGTATTCATAGTACAAAAGTTAGTAGGCATGGTTAAGGGTTCTATTAGTGATTTCCAAAGCGGTATTGAATATAATAAACTTACAGACGGTGACACATTATTTGATTTTGATGGTGGTGGCTTTACTGGTGCTGGTGTAAGAGCTGGTGGTTTAGATGGTAAAGGTGGCTTTATGGCTATGGTTCATCCAAATGAAACTGTTGTAGATCATACAAAAGGTCAATCAGTTGGCGGTGGTGCTACAGTAAACTTCAACATATCAACAGTTGATGCTGCTGGATTTGACCAGTTACTAACATCAAGAAAAGGACTTATAACATCAATCATTAACAATGCCATGAATGCTCAAGGCAAGATGGGGGTTGTATAATGTCAGGACAATTTCCAACAGACCCAAACTTTAGGTCATTATCTTTCACAGATAATAGACCTATACTTTTAAACCAAACCTTATCAGGCAAAAAATCAGCAAGACAAATTGGTGCACAATACTTTTCTTTTACAGTACAAATGCCACCAGTTGACCAGTTAAAAGCACAGGAAATATTTGCCTTTTTATCTAAACAAAAAGGTGGCTTTGAAAACTTTACTATTGCAGCACCTTTAAATAACAAAGGTGTAAGCCATAGTGAAACTGATATCCTTGTAAATGGTGCAACATCAGCAGGTGCAAGTTCTGTACCTATGGATGGTTTTTCACACACTAATCATGCATTAAGAGCAGGTGACTTAATTAAGTTTGCAGGTCATTCAAAAGTTTATATGGTTCAAGATGAAGTAACTGCATCAGGTGGTAGTGCTACTGTAAACATACAACCCAACTTAGTTGCTAACGTTGCTGACAATGAAGCTGTTACAACTAACAAACCGCTTTTTAATGTTTATCTTGCAAATGATGAAATTAGATACACCACAGACATAAGTGGTTTCTACAACATTTCTTTTGATGTAAGAGAGGTCATTGAGTAATGCCAAGAAGTTTATCAACAGCATTACAAACTCAAGTTTCTGCTCAACAAACTAAAACAGCTTTTCTTGTAGAATTAAATCTATCTACTGTTATAAGGCTTACTGATTTTTATAGAGATATTACTTATGATTCTAATTCTTATGAAGCTGGTGGTTCTTTTTTAGCAGTTGATACAACAACTGAAACAGGGCAACTACAAGTCAATGACATAAACCTATCTTTTTCTAATGTTACTAACCAAGTAAGACAGCTTGTAAGAACTGGTGCTTTTACTGACAAGGTGGTAAATGTGTATGTAGCTTACTTTGACGAAAACGAAACATTGGTAGGTGCAATTAATTACTTTACTGGTCAAATAAAAAACGTAAATATTACAGAAAACATAGATAGCAGTGTTTTAAATATGAGTGTTGCTTCACATTGGGCAAATTGGAACTTAACAAAAGGCAGACATTATTCAGATGAATCACAACAATCAGTTTACTCAGGTGATAGAGGTTTAGAATATGCCACACAAACTAAATCAGATGTAAGGTGGGGTAGCTAATGGGTGCATTTTTTTCAGCTATTGGTGCAGCAATAACTAAATTTTTAGGTTCTGCTGTTTTTAAGGCAATACAGTTTGCTACTTTTGCAGTTGGTGTAAAAGGCTACTTACAAGCAAGACAAATGTTAGCTAAAGGTCAAGACATCATGGCTAACAAAACTGCTGCTGGTGGCAAGATACCAGTCATATATGGAACAAGAAGAGTGGGTGCACAAATTGTTTATATGGACACAGCACAAAACAGGTCAAAAGATTTGTTTGTTGTTTATGCATTAGCTGTTGGTGAATGTGAAGAGATACTTGGTAGAACTATTGAAATAGATGGTAATAGTATTCTTGATGGCAAGATATACAAAGGCGGTGGATATGTTGGCTCAGACAAGATATCTTCAGGTGCTGGTTCTTTAAATACTGCATCTCAAGTTGGTGATAATCAATATTCTAGTGCTGGTAATTTAGGAACTAATCCAGCTCTCAGATATTCTTTTGTATTTAACTTACATCATGGTGCAACCAGTCAAACAGCAGACCCTATGCTTAGAGCATCTATACCCTCTCAATGGTCAACTAACCACAAATTAAATGGTATCTGCTACATAGCAGCATCCTTTGACTATGATAAGAAGGGAATGTATCAAGGTGTGCCACAAATAACAGTGCAGGTAAAAGGCAAAAAGGTTTATGACCCAAGAACTACTAATACTGCATGGTCTAGTAATGCAGCTTTATGCTTTTTAGATTACATACAAAATGATGAGTATGGCAAAGGATTGGCAACAACAGATATAAACATGACTACATTTGAAACTGCTGCTGATAAATGTGATGTATTACAAAATCAACCTTTTTATGGCAGTAGTTATCAGAACGTGACTTGGAGTGGAACTTCAGGCACTAATAGAATAAGAATTAATACCTATGGCGATGCTTTTCAAAATAAAATAGATGAAGTAATAAGCATTAAAGATTCGGGTGGAACAGTTATAGTTGATTCTAAAAACATTGATTCATGGCGAACAGATGAATTTTTTGATGAAACAAGAATAAATGAAATTATTATAGATGATGATATTGGTAGTGATTATGATGATGAAACAGGCTCTATATTTACTCAAGTTAAAAGATTTCATTGCAATGGCTATGTAGATACTAATAAAAACGTCATGGATAACGCTAAAGAGCTTCTTGCAAATATGAGAGGTATCTTTACTTATATAAATGGCAAGTATGAGTTACAAATAGAAGACACAGGCACATCCACATTTAGCATCACAGATAATCACATTATAGCTGATTCAGGCATATCTATTGATTATGGTAGTAAAGACAAAAAGGCAAACAAGGTCATTGTTGAATTTTTTAATGCTAATTTAAAATATGAATTAGATACAGTCACAGAATTGCATGATGCATCCCCTAATTATTACTCAGATGATGGTGAGATATTAGAGATAAAAGCAGAGTTCCCATATATCACAGACCCTTATATTGCATCAAATATGGCAAAAGCTATCTTGCAAAGAAGTAGGAAGCAAACATCAATACAATTCTTAGGAACACCTGAGATGTATAAGCTAAATATAGGTGATATTGTTGATATCACTTATGCAGGTTTAGACTTATCCACAGCTAATTCAAACAATGTATTTAGAATTGAAGCATTAGAACTACAGCCAAATGGTCTTGTATCAGTTAGTGCAATAGAATATTTTGATATTTATTCTTGGGAAGTACCAACCACAGAAACAACAGCAGACCCAGTAAACCTACCAACAGCAGGTGCACTACAAGAGCCACAAAACGTAAGTTTTACAGACACAAATGCATCAGCTATAGGCAGACCCATATTATCTTGGGATAATCCAACAACCTATCCAGCAAAAGAGTTTAGAGTAGATATAACTGATAGCTCAAGCAATCAAGTAATGAGCAAGATAGTTGATACTAATACAGTTGATTTAGCCTTTATACCCAAAGGTACTAATTATAATTATGCTATTACCTCTATTAACGGTTTAGGTGTTGAGTCTAATGCAACAACAAGCACTTTCACCATTGCAGACGACCCAGTTAAAACTACTGAGGTTGAAATGAATGGGGTTACTATGTCAACAGTTGAAACCTATGGAACTGTTTCAGGCAAAAC